TCCCAGCCCAGCGTAATTGTTGCGTTTCCGCTGCCATCTGTAGTGAAACTGCCGCAAGCGCTAACGCTGTCATTCCCGCTATCGCCAAACCCGCCAGCGTCGTGCGCGAAGACGTAGGCGACGTAGGTGGCTCCGTTGACGTTTACAGTAGTGCTTTCATTCCAGAATGCCGATAACTTAAATGTGGTACTACTCCAGTACGGTGCTGTATCAAAACCAGATCCCCCTCCACTTGTTGCATTAAGTCTCAATGGAGCTGCGCTGTCCCCTACTGTATACTGAGTAGAGCTTATTCTTGCAGCTACATACCAATCACCTGTTGAGTCAGTTCTTTTTACAATTACTGCGCCAATAGTGCCATTTAGAGCATGTGATAGAGTTCTTCCTCCTGTTCCATCCCCTGTATAAGTCACCACATCAAAGAACTTCGCGGCCTTGCGGAAGGTCCAGGAGGCTGCTGGATAGTCGGGACCGTAGTAGTTTCCAGCGGTAAATCCAGTGGAATTAAATGAGACTACCCTATTTGTCCTTGTTAATTCTGCTCCGGTAGAATCACTATATAAAACCTTGTCGACACCTCGTACTGTATCTATGAGCTGGTGGGAGTCTGCAAAGGTACGCGATTTGTTCCATACAAGACCACCTTTACCAGCTAGATCAATACCGTTTGCGATTGTCTGATTACTGTTGCTACCCGTGTAGAGCCAAGTCGAGAACACATCCTCGACGTAGGTCTTCTCCGCTGCGCCGCCAGCACCAGCAGCGCCCATGATCAGTGCCCGTGTATTCGGATCCATGGCGCTATCAGTTGGTGTAGTTGATCAGGCTGGAAGCACGCCACCGGGTGCCACCGTCATCAGTGACGAACATAAACAGGTGCGTCTTGCCCGTGGTGAGCGTTGGCGCTGTCCCTGCAGGCCATTCCACACCGCTGAACCACGTCACCGTGCCGCTGGTGTGGGTCAGCTCCAAAGTGAAGGCATAAGCACGAGAGGCGGGAACGTTGCTCACCGTGAAGGTGCTGGCACCGTTGATCGTCTTGGTGAAGTAGTTACCAAGAGAGCAATCAATGTCCAATGCAGCTACGGCAGTAATGTTGCCCCGATAACTGCCGTTCACATAGGGAGAACCAGTAAAGGTCGGTGACGCCTGCGGTGCGTAGGTACTAGATGCTGTGGAAGTCGTCAGGTAACCACTAATAGATGCCCCTGCAGGGATCGTGACCGTACCAGTAAAAGTAGGGCTATTAAGAGGAGCCGCAGCAGCTGCCAAGTCATAAGCAGTCTTGACACTATTAGGTGTAGCAGCAGTAGTTGTGCTAGTGCTACTAGTACTGTTGGTTAGTTGCAAAATACCTGCAACACTCGTTGAACCAGCAGGAAGAGTGACGTTGTTAAGGTCTTGACGGGCAAGAGGAATACCACCAGCAGTTGCAGCGTCATGTACTACAAGTGTCTTTTTAGTAGTATCTACAGTGATTTCACGTAGAGCGCCAGTAAAAGTTGAATGCTCAGAAGTGGTGCCACCACGAAGTTGAAGTTGATCAGCCATTGTAAGAAAGAATTAAAGAGTACCAAGAGCAATAACACTACACCCAAGGCCACAGTTGTAAGCCTTGTTTCCACCATTTTCACCGGTAAAGTGGTCAGACACACAACCTGTACTTAAGTTGCCAAGATCAATAATTTTTGAACCTGGAGCACCAGCAATCAAGTTATAGAGATCAACAAAAGCCAGTGCCCCAGCATTGATAGCTTGGCTTGCAAGAACAATCGCATTGTTGGCAGTTGTTGAAGCAGCATTAGCGGTAGATACAGCAGCAGAAGCATTTGTGTTTGCAGTATTAACCGTTGATAGAGCATTAGTTGCATCAGCCGCTGCAGTATTAGCTGTTGTTACTGCATTACTGGCATTTGTACTAGCGGTAGTCGCTGTAGATGATGCAGCGTTAGCAGTTGTAACAGCATTATTTGCCGCAGTCAACGCTGTAGAAGCATTAGCAGCAGCACTATTAGCTGTAGTTACCGCATTACTAGCTGCTGTGCTTGCGGAATTAGCAGTGGTGACTGCATTGCTTGCGTTAGTACTAGCAGTATTAGCTGTAGCCACAGCAGCAGTTGCGTTGCTACTAGCGGTATTCGCTGTAGTTATCGCATTACTAGCATCAGTAGCAGCACTATTAGCTGTGGACAAAGCTGTAGACGCATTGCTACTAGCTGTATTAGCTGTCGTTACAGCAGAATTGGCTGCACTAAGAGCATTGCTAGCATTAGTCGATGCTGTATTAGCAGTGTTAACAGCAGCAGTAGCATTACTGGAAGCAGTGTTAGCTGTTGAGACGGCATTGCTTGCGTTGGTGCTAGCAGTGTTAGCTGTAGCTACTGCAGCACTAGCATTACTGGAAGCAGTGTTAGCTGTAGAAACAGCACCATTAGCAGTACTAATAGCAGTGTTGGAGTTTGTTAGTGCAGTATTAGCTGTTGTAGTAGCGACTGCAGATATGTTATTTGCCTCTTGTGTTACATAGAGGTTTTGAGTGAAGTTATTGTTTAAGTCTTGCGCCCTGATAGCGGATCCAGAATAGAATGTCGATACAAGGTCGCTATCATCTGTCTGACGATAAATTACAATAGCGGCTCCATTAGCTGGTGTGTTACCAGCAGTAAACAGAACTTGTCCACCACTCTTAGTGGTATAGTTTAAATTCTGTAAATTGTAATGTGTGCCTACTGTTTTAAGTACACCAGCTACTGTTACCTTGATATCAGTAGGTTCCAGCCATTTAAAAGTAAAAGAAAATGGGCCTAAATTAGACCCATCACCAGTGAATGTATTCTGTGTTGTTGCCATCTCTAAGGTTAGCGATACATTTGAGTAAGTCGTTCAATCTCAGCCTTACGACGATCAGCAGCACGTGCAGCATCATCAATACGACCCTGTTGCATGAGGTTTTTATTGGTAAGTGATTCTTGAATAGACCTCCACATCGGTTCATTCTCTTGCTGCATACGAAGTTCAGCAGCTTTCTGAGCTTGAATCATGATGTCATTCATCACTGAATAGACTTCACTTCGTGCTGCCTCTATCTCTTCAGATGGACGGCCTTGTACACGCATTGCACGGATACGATCAAGTTGATCGTTATACTTTTTGTTCTTGCTAAGTTTGTCGAATTGCTTCCACAGCTGCTGCTCACCGATGTACTTGTACAGTACTTCACGTTCCTGTGGGGTATACTCGTGATTACCAGTACTATCTTTGCGGATCATCTGGATACCATCCCAACCACTGTCAATCAACCATTGACGCCAAGGCTCAGTACCTTCACTGATCTTAACTGGATTAACAGCATTAAGGGCACGTAGTACTGGATTGTCGATATCGTTAAGTGGTTTGCCGGTGTAGATATCAATCTGTTCAGGGAGTTGACTAGAGAAGCCAGGCACCCTATTTTTGATATAACCTACTAGGTCATTATAGATATCTTTTTGGGAGCTAGTAATGGCATTAGAGACAACACCAAGTGCGCCAGACATAGGAATAGTAGATCGTACTTGATTAGCAAGATAACGCGAAATGGCGGTCTCATCACCGTTAGCAATAGCAACAATAGGCTCAAGGCCAGCAACCCAGGTCTTATTAACAAATGTGGCAGAAAGAGTCCACATTAGTTTCTTACCAAAGTCTTCGGTTAAAGTAGAACCAATATCACGAGAGTAATAAGCGAGGTCACCAACAAGAGTAAGAATCGTATCAAGAGGCTCATAGCCAGCATAGCTTACCCATTTACCAGCAACGTTAATAGTCTTAGGTTGCCAGTTAAAGTTATCACGCAGCTTCTTACGTTCACCAGCGTTAATTGGGCCGTTACCACGGATATTACCACCCAAGGCATAGCCCATCATGGATGTAGTAAGTAAAGCAGAAAAGGCAACACGGCCACGATACTCAGCCTCAAGACCCTTAAAGATTGCCATACCATTAGGCACACCATCATAGGCAATGTTATGGTCCATAAGAGCATCTTTGATCTTATCGATATCATCGCCAGCCATCAGTACCTTACTGTACTTATTCATACCTGGAAGTGTAGCAATTGGTGTATAGGACATAGCCATTTTAACACCATTAACACCTGTACTGGGGAACATAAAAAACCCTTTAAGAATAGGAAATTTATTAATACCACGAGTAATGGTAGTAGCTAACTCACTGTCCAAGTTAAGTGCAATTTCTCCAGCAGCATTTTTAGCAGCAGCATCAGTAAGATTACCAACAGCATCAAATGCCTCATCATAAGCTATCTTCTCTGCCTTAGCTAGTTGTTGGGCTAGTTCAGCGCCTTTATAACCAATACCAAATATCTCATCCCATGCTCTTGCACGAGCCATTTGAGAGGCTACAGTGCTCTGCACAAAGGAGTCAGCACTAATCATTGCATTGGTACCGTACTTAGCCCAACGCCAGTTACCAAGATCATACAAGAACCGAGCTGAGCGATATTGGAACAACTGCCCCCAGTTACCGTCTTTTTCCCAAACTGCTTCCATGTCAGCAAGGGCATCCCAAAGGTTAGGATTATAGTTAGTCACAAGGTCTTCACGCGCTAGTTCACGGAAGTCCATCGTTGCATCATTGCCCCATTTCCCATTATTCCAGGTACGCTTAAACGTATCCCAAGAAGCGCCAAGGGCTCGCTTATTAACAGTCCAGAATGAACCATAAACATAGGTTGCCTTACGAAGGTCATCAACAGTATTGCGCCCCATCAACATACCGATACCAGTGCCAAGATATGCATTACTAGTACGAAGTGTGAGCGACACAGTATTACCAGTAATAGCCTTGATAGCTGAAATACCAGACAATATGTTGTTATACATTACTGCCCAAGCACCTTGTGCAAAGGCATTAAGACCACCATCACTGTTGTAAATAAGACCCATAGGGCTTGTTTGTTTAGAAGCCCACTTCATCAACTTATCAAGAGTATCCACATCACCCTTAGACAATGCAAAGGCATCGATAAGTGGTTGTGCAGCATCAGGGCGTTCAGTGGCGATCTTACGGATCATATCCCGATAGCCTTGTGCTTGGAGGTTCTTCTCTTGTACTTTAAGGTCAAACTGTTCAGTAACTTGACGAATAGCAGCTTCCTTATCAGGTGACTCTTTGAGAAACTTCTGCCAACGATCTTGATTCTTAAGTGCCCAACCTGCGATATACTTGTTTAGGGCATACTCTTCCATAAGGAAGGCAAGCCGATCACCAAGCATTTCAGTAGTACGGCTAAGATCGGCAGTCTCAGGGAATGCCTTATAACCTTCGGCAATATCAGCTACCTCACGTCCTACGGTATCCATAACACGAGCTGATGTTTCAGTGACAACCTTACCAAGATACTTATCAGTAAGATCACGCATAGCAAATCCAATAGCTTCTGCCTGAACATCATTAACGTACTTAATAGCTCGTCCATCAAGCAAATGCTTTACATCGCGTGCATCAAGGAAGAGATTTTTGAGATCAGATACTTTATCAGTACCGATGATATCATTATAGATCTTCCAAGCTGCATCACTCATCTGAGCCTTGGTGTACCTAAAGCCTTCAACGACTGCATCGAAGTCACCAGTAGCACGAGTACCTTCAGCTAGGTCCTCGATGATATTACGGGAGACAGCGTTACCCTTACTGAGATCATAGTAAGCACGTTCAGATAGGATCGGAGCAGGAGTACCAGTAGTATCACCTAGTTTAATAGCAGTAGTATCCGCCATATTACGGGCAATGTTACCAGGAGGAATGCTGAGAGCAGCAGTAGAACCCTCAGGGAACATGTCAGGAGTGATCATAGGATCAACACCACCAGCCCCTTCAGGATCGTCCATAAAGCGCCCCTTACCTACTTCATCTACCTGACTATCACGGCTGATCTGTTGACGCTCTACAAACGATTCCAGAGGACTCTCCGTGAGATCTGATGCACCAGTTTCAGTGTATTGTTTGGTAAGCTTACCTGATTCACCATCTAGTGCTTTGATCTGGCTCTGTAGTTCACCAATGATATCAAGTTGTGCTCGGAGAGTATCTTGGTCAAGAGCTGGCGTAGCAGCTACCTGATCCAGTTGTTGCTGTAGCTCCATACGTTGTGTATCGATCTCAGACAATCGAGTAGCAGTAGGTGCATCAGCATTAACAAGAACCTCGGAGGACATGAACTCCTTAGCCGTTGTGTCGTTAGGTTTGAACCAATCCATTATTCCACGACCTGCAGCAGCAGAATAACCGATGATGTCACCAACGATACTAATACCAGCTGATTCATAGATATTCTTCTGTCTACGTACCTCAGGAGGATCACTATCCTTTACCACAAGGGCATCGGGGACAGGAAGCCACGGTGCAGCTTCTTTCACAATCGTCGTTACTGTATCTCCTTCAGATTGATCACTGATAGCATTGACAGCAACATCACCAGCAACGTTAATACCAAGAGCGGAGAGACCACGTGCAATGGGTCCACCAGCCATACCAGCAGTAGCAACACGTGAGGCAGCACCAACACCAATACTAGGGACAAGGATAGAAGACACTTCCCTTACCTTTTGAAAGGCAGGGTTCTTATACTTTGTCTTAGCATCCCATGCGTCATCAATCCATTCAGCACCAGGAATACGACCAATAGCATCCATACCGAAGTCGATAACACCCATACCAACAGAGCCAAGACCCTCAAGGGTACGTTGAGCATAGGTACCAATATCTTGTCCTAGGGTAGCATTTGGATCACCACTACCGTAGATAAAGCCACTACCTTTGTTGAGAGGCTTTTGTGGTTGGTTTTCTCCACCACCAGTAAGCTGTTGAACGGCTTGCTGCTGAGGGGACTTAACAGGTTGTACATTACCAGCTGCCTTATTCTCAGCCGGTGTAGCCTCCTTATACATTGTATTAGGAGCAGTCTTAGGGCTATAAGCTGGAGCTGCCTGTTGTAAAGCCTGCTCTTCAGCAAGTGCTTCATCTTCTAGGCGCTTCAGTTCTTCTTCGTCAACATAGGGGGATTGTGTCATACTGATTTACCATGCAAGAAACTGAAACGCCGTCCATCCGGCAGTTGAATAATTACCATTGATCCCCATCGGGTTTGTTGTTTTGATACAACACGTGCTCCATTACGTACAAATACTTGAGTGTTGTAGGCAGTTGGGTAATCAATACCATGAGACCCACGAGCTACATGTTGATCGAAGTCATCGCCACGTCCAGGAAGACGCTTACGTAACTCACCAACAGGAATAGTACCAAACTCTGGATCCTTCACAACAACAAAGTTATCCAAATCATGAACATTAAACCTAGCCCTAAACTCACTCTTTGGTGTATTAGGATTATCCTGTTGTTTTACGTCAAGGTGAGGTTGACCAGGAGAACCTAGGTCACTAGTAATGTAAGCAAGTGTAGGACGCATGAATGCTTGGTTACGTGCAGGAGCGATTTGATTGACTTTGTTTAGGACTGACATTGTGTAATCCTTAACACTAGGATAACCGCCTTGAGACTTAGTACTGTTGAAGTTATCAGCACTACCACTATACCAGATAGCAGCCGCTCTACGAATAGCGGTATCTCGGTCATAACCAGCAGCAAGTTGTGCTTGATAGTTCTCTCTGAGTTGAGCTGTTACTACCTGCCTTTGTGCAGCTGGATCAGCAAGGAACTGTTCAGGTGTCATCCTACGGCCAAGGTGTTTCTGGGTCCATGGTCCTACATTTTCTGGCATAACTTGACCCATGCCAAGAGCACCGGAATCAGGATTTACTTCACCGGGTCTGCCACCACTTTCCTTTCCTATGACAGCCTGAAGTAGAGCATTGAATGTCCCATCACCAGATGAATCAGATACTTGCATGGCATCAACATTGACGCCCATACGCTGCATCATCCTGGTCATCTTCTCACCAAAACCTGGATCGTTAGGTCGGAGGCTTTGAGCAATAGCCATTGCGGCTTGCCGTGGAGTACCAGTAGTATTACCAATCCTTTGCATCAGCTGTTTAGTAGCTTCAAGGGGTGACTGGGAACCAACACCTAAGCGATATACGTCGTTTTTAACACCAGAAGGTGAGTACCCCAAGTTGTTACTAACTGCCCACATAGCTGCCAACACATGTGGATTAGCAGCACCAGCAGCACTACCAAGAGCGACAATATCATAGTAGCCAGCATTGCCTGTACGTACAGTAGCAGGTGCGTTACCACTACCAATGATAGCCGTATTAAGACGATCTTGAGTAGTAGGTTGATCTAAAATACGACGCAGTGCAGGATCATTGATCTGGTTTAGTTGATCCCTGAATCCTGGCTTAATTCGTTGCTTAAGACCAGCTGCTGCAAGTTGAGCATTGAGGATCTGGGTAGGAGTCATCCCAGGCACTGCTCTAGACAAATCAGTGTAGATTTGTGGAATAGAGATAGGTTTACCGCTAGCAATGCGGTTATCAATGTCCTTAAGTAGAGCAGGGCTAGCCAGCACTTCAGTGTTGATTACATTGCTGTTAGCACGCACCTTCTTAACAACTTCAGACGTAGAAATTACATCAATAGCAGCAGGAGCACCAGGATGCTTACCAGGAGTGAATGCTGCATAGAAGGCTTGTGTCTTACCTGTAGCAGCCTCAGATGACCCAATAACAGCAAAGGCACCCTTCTTGGTTTCAATAGCAGTAAGAACATCCAGTCGTGCTTTACTAGCAGCAACAGCGGGTTCCATCGTCTTAGCATATTGCTTGAACTTCTGGTTATACAGCTTAAGTGCATAGTCAGAGGCACCTCTCATGCTGTAGTGAGCACTACGACTGGTACTATCGCCAATCAAGTTTTGCTTAAGAGCATCAGTAAGTTCAGCTTTGATGGTCTCTTGTTTAATACCAGAGTCAGAGCGTTGTTGATCTAACTGTTGAGCGCGTGTACGCCACGTCTCACGTACCTCAATAGGTACACCAGGTTGATCTACATCATCAGCACTAAGAGTACCTTGCTCATACTGTTCACGGAACTGCTTAGTCCAGAAGTCAGCGTTCTGTTGCTCAGTAGTAAAGGCTAAATATGCTTTAAGGCGATCAGTGTTGATACCTTTTGTTGCCGACTCTTTGATAATAGCTTGGAGAGTCTCCTCGTTGGGATTATTATTCTTTACCCAATCAAGAAGTTGATCCTCTTGACGCTTATTCTCACGACGCTCTTGAGCCTCAATAAGTTGGAACTCAGCCTCTTGGTCCTTTTGTCGTGCGTTAATTAGGTCATCAACATCACGAGGGAACCGCTCCTTCCAGCTGCCTTGGTCTGTTTGAGCTTCACCAAGAATACGTTCTACATCTGCATTTGAGTAGCGAGTCGTATCACTAAGCTCCTTGAATATCTCAGCTTTAGCTACTGCGTTACCGACAGGAGTTACACCATCCTCTCTATAGCTACGTGAAATAGCCCTAAATGCCTCTGTAAGGCTCTCTCCACTCTTTGTGCTTGACAACGCACTAAGGGCATCATCGCGCATCGTGGAGGACTTATTGACGACATCGGACTTCCTAGCAGCTTCCACATACGAATTATATGTTCCCCTCATTTTCATAAGGGCAGGTGCCATAAAGTCAGCACTCAATCCAAACACACCATTTTCCTTTAGGAAGTCACCAAAGATGCTCTGCATTGCTGCAGTACGATCAGCTGCAGTAACTGCTCCCATCTCATCCAATTTGGATTGAGCATAGTTGGGGAACTCAGCAGTGATGATCTCCATGTGAGCTTTAAGGCGACCGTAGTCACGCGCCTTATTACCGGTTAAAAGGCTAGTAACAACAGAGGGATCAGCTCCTCTAGCTTGGATTCCCTCAGCGATTTGATCTTGTGCTTCACCACTCTGTTTAAGTAGTGATTCAACATTAGCTACTGATTGCTGGCGTTGAGGTGATAGACCACCTGTGGCTACTTCCATGTAACCAGCTAGCATATCAGACTCATCCTTAGCCTTACGGTATTCCATAAGACCTTCGCTAAGCGTTGTGCTAAACTTAGCTAAACTTTCAAACGTAGCTTCTGCATTCTTACCACGTTGTAGTTCGCTTTGAATCAGTGTCTGAGCATTTTTACCGATAGCTTCCTGACGTTTCTCAGAAAGCTTCTTCTCCCACTGATAGTTTTGATCACGATCACGTGCTTCGATGTTAAGCTTACGCTCAAGACCTGCACCATACTCGTCTCTTACCTGCTTAATTTCCCTACGGTTTTCCTCCATACCACGTATGATACGGTTGTCGCGTTCTTGCATTCGAGCAAGACCTTCCGTAGGTACTTTAATAGGATCGAAACCTATACTCCGGGCGTACCCTCTGTAACTTACTTGATCCATTTATACTTAGCGGATTTACTTAAAAACCTAAATCTAGTGACATATTTCTAGCAAAGTTACTAGATCCAAGTGATCCAAGATTACTTGTGCTTGGTGTGTTACCTATATTAAAATTGTACTTACTTCCACTGCCAATAGCACCAGCAATACTACTTAGACCTTGAGTAGCTGCTCCCATCCATGCACCAGTAGATGATGCCATAGCACCTTTAACTGGTTTAGGACCGAAATCAAATTTCTTAGGTCTGCGTGGTTTAAGATACTCAGCACGCGGTGTAGTGAGAGGCTTAGGAGGTTCTGGAAGACGGTCAGGTTGAAGCATACGACTAGCTTGTGCTGCAAGATCAGCACCAAACTTATCATTAGCAATCTTACGCAGAGCAGCCCCTGTATCAGTATTAGCACTTAGTAGTGATTGAGCAAGGATAGCCTGGTTGCGTCCAAGAGACGCTAATTCAGCTTGTTCCATCTTTGCAGCACTTCTACCTTGTTGACCCTTAACTGCTGTTAGGCCTTCTGCTTGTAATGCTTTAATTACAATGTCTTGGTTTTGGTATAGCAGTTCATTTTTAGTTTCTTCCAACTTACGATATTCAGCTTCTTTGGCAGCAGATTGTGCCATTTGGTTGAAGGTAAGCTGTTGACCGTAGATCTGTTCAGACTTAGCATATTGCTTCATTTGAGAAGCGTATTCAAAGTCTTGGATCTTTAGGTTATAAAGCCAATCTTGAAGATTAGTGGCATCCTTAAAGGCGCCAAGTGTCTCTTCATTCTTTTCATTAAGGCGCCATTGCTTTGTGCTTTGACGCCAATCAGCCATGGTGCTACGTCTACCGTAACGCCAAGACTGCATATTATATTTATGCTGTTTTTCAATAGCTCTATTTTGAGCATCGGCTTCAGCTTGCCCAGCTAATCCACCAAAGACAGCGCTACCGATACCAAGAATTGCACTAAATGGATCCATTACTAACGCCTCCTATAGAATCCAGGTGCATATTGTCCTTCCCATTGCATAGACACAAGACTAACAGGGAACGGAGTATTTGATGTTACTTTCATTGTATAGTTGTCTGGCCTTTGATAGATAGGAACTTTATAAACATAAGCATCACGAAATGGTGATGTATTAGCTGTATAGAAATCAGCAATTTGAGCGCCACCAATACTGGACCACTCAGGTCTGCTGCGATCTTTAATACTGAAATAGATATCACCACCAAGTCCAGTATAGAAAGCCATGCGAGAAGTGGTGGTAATAGCAGTAAAATCTACACCTTGTTGACCCATAGAATAATAGTATCTAGGAAGTGTTAGCTCCATTTGATACTCATAGCCAACATAAATGTAGTTAGCCGTGACATCACCAGGTATGGTAAAGTAAGTACCACCACCATCAGTTGCAAGTGTAGCAATATTAGTATAGCCAGATTGAGTACCAGGACTACCTGCTTTAAGTAGACCAACGACAAACCTAATAACTTTGGTAGTGTTAAAATAAGTAGGAAGGTATACCTTAGTTACTGATGTAGTGTTACTGTATGTGGGTGCAGTTGGTGGTGTAGGTGATACCATGGTGTTATCAGTAACCTCACACCATGAGTCCAGATGGGGATCTACTGTATTACCAAGGCTGTTAATAAGTCCACCAGTACTTGGCGCAAGCACTAGCTTGTGCTGTGTTACAGTATAACCTTCAGTTCCACTGGTTAGTACATACAGAACATCACTTTGAATAGCTGTATGGATAACATTAGACGGCAGCAACCATTTGACCCATGAGGCCATTGCACGCTCGTCTCCTTGCTCGTAAAACCTATGTAGATACAAATACTTGGAAGTCCTACTAGAAGCGACCCACAGGCCATTCTGGGCACTTCCTACAGCGTCTGTGATTCCTTGAGGGATCCACTCTGGAACAATCTTAGTTGTTTCGCTAACAGAAGGGGATTCACGTTGTCCCCTTGTGAAGATCTCAAAAGCCCTAGACCAACTTTGGTTCCTACTTACATACAGTACTGTAGAGCCAAGATCAATAGGTTTTAGATATCTATCACATTCGTAGTTAGCGATAGTTCTAATAGTACAGTTAGCAGGAGTCCATGCACCATTCTCAGCTTCCATTAGAAACTGCTGGCTATCACTGAACAGCAGTAAACCTTGAGTAATGGGTACAACTGAACGAACAGTAGCAGGTTTAATGCTTGCACAACTTAGATCAATGGGATCAGCAGCAGTGATGGTAGTGGCAGATTTATGGTAGAAGTTGTAGTAATCTCCAGCTTGGGACATGGAGACATTATCTTCAGTTAGGAATCCAAGTCTATTATTAAAAAGGAACACATCTTGAATTGTGTTACCAACAAAGCTAGGATGACTGTTAGAGTTCTCATCACCAACCAACCTAGGCTCCCATAGCAGCGGAAGGCTGTTAATGGTCTCTGAGCCATCCAGGAAGGTAGCTCTAAACGTAAGTGGGTTAAGTCCAGTACGGATCAATGCAACAGGCATTGTAGCCTCATTTAGACCAGTACTTACATTAGGAGCAATAGTCTCTTCCCAATACCCCTTACCACTAGTACCGTCGTCAGCAACAAATGTCAAATAAAAGTCGTCTTGATTAGCTGAAGTGTTGTTAATTTTAACGACTTGTCCATGTTTAGCTTGCTCTGGTAGTCTTGTAAAACTATCTACAGAATCTTGAAATACACGTAGATCTTTTCCAGTAGTACCAGCATAAGCAGATATATCTGTATTAGAGCTGAACGTTAGGTAGATAGTATTGTCAACAATAGTCTTAGTTAGAAATCCAGCAGTAATAGCATTGGAGATGCCGGTCATTACTGTACCAACAGTTAGGTGACCAGAACCAGAGGAGGGCGAAGTGTAGGTATAAGTAGTAGCACCAATCTTTACTACATAATCGATACCATGTTCAACACCATAGACCACAAGAGTAGCCTGCCTTTTGGGATTCCAACTAGGAGCAGATTTAGCTGTTACAGTTTTCTCGCTATTGACAATATATGTAAAGTCATTAATAGTTAAAGTCTTAATGCTCCGATAATCAGTAGCAGTAAGGTAGCTTTGAATAGATGCTTGTTTACCACTAGGGTAAGTTACACTGGCACCTAGACCAGTCAGTATGTCCCAAACATTAATTACACCACTAGAGGTTACATTGGCAATGTATTTCTCTTGGTTGTCTCTAAACATACTGAACCAAGCTGCTGTGTCAGCTGTGTTAGCACTTAAACTTGCTAACTTACCTAGAAATTTACCTCCAGGTCGTTTAAGCATACCAAGAGTAATGTCTGGGTAGCAGTTAAGGGCATCCTTGACTTGACCCAACAACATCTTCTCATCAGCTTGCTGAGAAACACCACCAATGAAATTAGGAATACGTTGAGATACAGAAGTCATCGTGCAAGAGCCTTAAATGGTTTGTAGCTGCTATAGAAGCCATCGCCTTGTTTAAACCCAAACATCGTATAATCCCCTTCGTTACATTCATATTCAAGGCAATTAGACCTACGCCATGTTTCAAACGAAGCTAGTGCTTGAGTCAGATTAACGTCACCAACGAGTCGGATAGCACATCGTGTAGCAGCTCGTGATGTGATATAGTCTCTAAATACTTGAGGTAAATCAGCAAAGTCGTAATACCAAACTATATCTACATCATATGTTTTTGTCTTATCCCATACATCAGTATGGTTAATTTTATCATAAAGTCTACCGTTTCTAATGACAGTATCGTAGTTACTATTAGCAACAGTATCACTAAGATCAATCTGCAGCATACTACCAGTCATTGATAAGTAGCCATTAGTATCAGGAGTAAGAGGATACTCAACCTCTCGGTTGAATGTCCACCCCTCTGCCTGTACCTCCCGAGAGACTTGCATTAAGGTCTCGTAAGTAATTGCAACTTCCGGGTTGATTACAGCTTCGACAGTAGAACCATCTTCATACGTGATGGTCTGTGCCTCGATGGTGGTAACAGGCGCCTGACCAATAGACGCCAGAATTTCATTAACAGCTTGTAGCTCAGCCTGAGCGTTATTGGTATACGGCATAACAATGACGTTATATAGGAATTAAAAAAAAGGGACCCTCGAAAGGATCCCCGTATAGAACTAATTAAGCAGCAGTACGGCTGGCATCAAGTGCCGGAGAATCCGACTCAACACCAGTGTAAGCAAAGCGGAGGCTCTGAGTCTCCGAGAATACGCCAGAGGCGGTTGCCGTACCATGAGTACGGGATACCGAGCGACGAACAGCGTGGTTGTCAGAAACAGCCAGGTTGCCGTTGTCAGCATAGGTAGAAGCATATGCGCCAGTTACGGTGCGGGTAGCGAAGTTAACGTTACCAGCTACACCGCTACCACCAGCAGCAGTAGAAAGATTAGCCATTAGATAGTACCTCAGTTGGTATAAGAAACAGTGTTAACACGGAAGGTGGCAGCAGTAGTACCAGCAACCGACAGCACATCACCAACACGATAGCCATCACCACCAGCGGCTACAGTCTGCTCAGTAATAACACCATCAGCGGTAGTAACGCTAAGCGTACAACCAACACCGTTGATATTATCATCAGTAGTAGCCTTGGTGCCATTAGTGTGGCCGGTGCCCCCGCTGGTACGGGTTACGGTAACAACCGTACCACCTTCTCGACCAGGCTCAATAGGAGGGCGCATGTAGGCAGTTTCACTAGTAGTGACGCCTACACCATCATTAGGTGCGAATCCCATTAGATTACTCAGCGAGCCGACTGCAGCTCGATAGCAGCAGCGGGGTTCAGGGTACCGCAGCCCATAGCCAGACGACCAACGATCAGGTCACCCTGGTACATCACAGACACATCACCAGAGGTGGTCTGCACGGAGGGAGCAATAGCTTCCACAACACCAGCAGCATCTTTGTAGTAGATCAGGCCGCAGTGAGTTGCGAAGTTACCGGAGTAATCGTTGTTCTCACCACTGACGGTATTAACTTGACCGGCCAGGAAGGGCAGGTTGTTAGAACGCTTGATGGAGATACCAGCGATCTCATAGAGACCCTCACCGCTGTTCAGGTTGCCTTGGCTGTTACCATAGTCACGGTTGAGAATGTTCGAGTCGACCTGCGACACGAGTGCATAATACTGGCGAGGAGACAGTACAGCGGTACGACCTTGCTTGGGCAGGTTCTTCTCATCGAGAATAGAAGCGGCCTCAAAGAAGGCGTCAACCAGTGCTTGAGCATCATACTCTTTGTTCTGGCCAAGTTGGATCACAGAACCGCCGGGCTCAGGACCAGGAGCAGCAGTGATGGGGTGAGCTTCACGAGCAGCCTTAGCGATCTGACGGAAGATCTTCTTGTCATATGCCTCAGCGAGAGCATAACCAATCTTCTTAGCGATCTCAGAACGCAGGCTGTAGTGAGCAAGAGTCTCATCCAGATCATACACGAATGCACTAGAGATGAGAAGGTCGTCACAGACGATGGTCTTCTCTGCCACCGGAGGATCACCACTGCCCAGGATCGGTTCTCCGGGCTGGTGGTAGGATGCTTCCATACGACCCGTGAAAATGAACTGCATCGCCTTTCCATTTTTCAGGGTACGGCTCTGCACAGTGCCCTTAGCGATAGTCGCGCCTTCATAGGCTTTGAACATTTCGCCAGAGAACAGTTTCAGATAAGTTGCGTACTTGGTATCATAAGCAGTACCAAGAGCAAGGGGGGTCGAACTAGTGTTATTAATCCGACCTACAGGAGTTACAAGAGTGTTAGCCACAATAGTTTAAGAGAGAGTTGTTTACGTAGTCCTCTCTAAGCGCTTAGAATTTTTGTTGTCAATTTGTTGTCGTCTCTCCGACTGTCATGACTAAGGGTATCGGTCGTAACCGGCCTCAGCCAAAGAAAAGGAGGTCCTACTCTGAGGTGCCTCCAGTCCAGTTAGGGCCAAGCAGCAAGCGTACCAGCTTGCACCTTAACACCTTTAGGGCTCATCTCAACGAGCGTTTGATTAGCTTCACCATATGCAGTTGCAAAAGCAGCAGAACCTGCAGTAGGTGTTACATATTGAACAGTGACCGAAGATAGTTTCGGATCAAAGGGAGTAGCGCGTGCCATGATTAACCAATAATAGGTGCTGTATGTGTAGCAAGATCAAGCGGGAAGTTGTGAGCATTACGTTCATGCATCACTTCAAAACCAAGACCAGCTCGGTTAAGAATGTCAGCCCAAGTGTTAATCACTTTCCCTTCAGAGCTGACAAGGCTTTGGTTAAAGTTGAAA